CTGTTACCGTTTGCGATCCAAAGTTGTGAACGCTAACCGCCTTGTTACTTGCGCTTGAGTTATAGATTAGAACGGCATCAAATGCCGTTGTAACCGTCAAAGCAGACCATGTAAAACTAGCCGAGGGTGTCCAATATGCCGTTGTTCCGCTTGTTGCGGGTGCGTTTGCATTGGTAACTGTTACCCCGCCCGCTGTGTAGCCTGTGCCTGACGTATTGGTAACTTCATTGGTTGTTGAATATGCGGTAGTTCCCGCGCCCAAGCTACCCGTTGCAAAGTACAAAGCCGCCTTAAAGGTGTTTCCCGTGCTTGGCGTGAAGTTGTGCGTTGCCGTGAGCAATTCGCCCTTGAAACTTGTACACATTGCCGTTGAATTTGCCATTTTATTTCCTTAAAAAGATGAAGCAGCGCCATCAGCAAGGGCCGCGTGTTTGAGTTTTACATGAACAGAACGATGCACTAATTCACCATCCAACCAATATTCAACCCACTCGGTTGTTTCGGTGTCGGTGTCGGATTGACCTTCGCGCTTTTCAAGCAAAGATTCATCCATTTGACCTTTAGTTGTTTCAATCATTTGATAACCTCCAAACCAACGGCTCTACCATCAGGGCCACGAATAATTCTCTTAGGCGCTGTAATCAGATCAGCCACATTCTTCATTGTTTCTGTGTTGTCATTCTGATTTTTCATAATTTCTTGCATTGCTCCAACATTGTTGTTGTGAGTTTGCATAAATTGTTGATGCGAATCGTTTAATGTCTGCATCATTGATTGAATCATACTTCTAAAATCTTGATTCAATAGTGCATTCAATTGTTGTTGCGCATCCATATCTTCGGGGATCAAAGACGCTGAATGGCTGATTTGAGCCACACGAATCTTGGTGTTGGCATCCAACTCGGCCTTAAAACGCTCCATCTGTTGCTCACGCTCAAGTTTTGCACTTTCAAGTTGCGCATCAAACTGTTGTTTTTGCGCCTCAAATTGTGCTTTGGCTTGGGCAATTTGCATATCCGCTTGGACGCGCATTTGCTCAGATTGTTGTTGCGCTTGCAACTTCATCATTTCAGGGTCAGGCTTGGGCGGTTGTGGTTGAGCCATTTTTACCTTAATTTGGTCAAGTGCTTGGTCAATAACGCCCTCAAGTTGCTTAGATGACTTGAATGCACTAATGCCAAACTTCATAACTTCCATCAAAACTGGCGTCATTTCGGGGCTTGATTGTGCAATCGGCATGGCTTGCTGTAAGAATCCCGCAAATGCACCAATAAACTCGGTACGCTCACGCTTCATTGCCGCTTCGTCCAACTGAACCAAGCTATCCGCATCCACCTCAATCCTGAAATTGCGTAAAGGCTTGTCTTTAATCAATTCCAAAGCCTGTGGGATCATTTGCTGATCCACGGGTTGCATTTGGCTTGCTGCCGCATACATCAATATTGTTTGCGGTTGGAACTTGGTGCAAATGATTTGCGCTTTAAGCCTAATTAACTCAGAGGCAAACAAAGCCACTTCCTCTTGCATAGAACGCAATCGGAGGCTTGCAAATTGTCCCTTGATCTGTTGGGCGGTCGCTGTTTCACTTGCAACTGAAGCACCCCTCAAGATGTCCGACAAACCCGTGATTTCATAGATTTGTTGCTTGATTTCTTGTCGTGCGCGATAGCATTGGAGCAAAGCATTAGCCAAGGTGTCCAAAGGCACAAGGTCAATTGAACCCCTCAAACCGCCTTTTTCGCTAAACGCCATCCATTTGTCAACGGGAATCAAGGTGTTGTTATCACCCTCGGTCAACAATCGCTGTAATGCGGGCACGCTTGCATCGTAAACACCGCGAACGCGCAAAGACTTGACCAATCCATCAATGCGGTCACTCAAGATGTCCAACTCATTGGCTTGATCTTGATAGAGAACGAAATCAGGAACAGGCACAAGGCTGTCGCTCGTCATCGTTGCATATAAAGGCTTGCAACATGGGAAAAACTGCTCTAACTCTAGCGGGTCATCCCGTACATCAATGAACTCGTTGCCTTGCTTGCTAAACCAATAAACTTTGGCGGTGTCTTTGTCCCACAATTCGCAAATCTTTGCCCGTGTGTACTCTTTTTGGCTGCTTGCGTAGTTTGACAAAGGATCAGGGCCGCTATCCAACGGGATATTGCGTGCCGCTTCCTCACCAAAACGCTCAACCAATGCGTCTTTGGTCATGTAAACCCAACGCCATACTTGGGTGACTTCTTCCCATGTACGGGCAACGCTGTGACCAAAATCAGCCCAATGGACGTAATCAGTTGGGGCGCATTCGTATTCGATTTGCTCCATCGGCTCGACTTCGCCCGCTGTGTAGTCTTTGCCTTCTGCCTCGTCCGCATCTTCGGTGACTTGCAAGCCATCATCGTTTTCGGGTAGTTCGGGCATACCAGGCACTTGGACAACGTGCGGCTCATAACGAACCCAAGCCACGCCACGGCCTCCCAAGAACCGATCTTCCACCGCATGACGCATGGTGCTTCTAAAGTCGGTGTAATGCTCGATCTCAAAATCCAATGCACGCTCTACCAATATGGATGCAACACGCCCGATTGGGTCATTGTCGCCAAACCTACGGCTCACATCGGCCTTTGGCATCTTGCTGTAAACAGCGGGAATCAGGGTTTGGACGTTTGACCAAAGAATATTGAACTTAGCGGTGTCATTGCCGCTTGCGCTTCGAGTGTCATCCCGATAACGCCTAATAATTTTCTTGGTGCGTGCTTCCCACTTTTTGAACTCGTTGTCATAAGTGGCAATTAGGGTGTTGTACTTGTCAACTTCCGTTGGGACTAATTCAGCCATTTTTGTTTCTTTCAGAAATTGCTTTTGCCTTGGCTCGGGCATCTTCTTTGGATGATGCGCCCCACGCCTTCAAAGCAAGTGCCAATCTAGTGGGTTCACCATTCTTCTCCATAGGGCCATCAGTTGCACCCATACGGGCAAGAAATGATGCACGCCTTGGGTTGTCGCCTGATTTAACAGGAGGCTTCAACGTGCCGCCTGTTTCCGCTTTATAACTCGCCCGCCCTTTAGCGTTCAACCCGCCTTCAGGGTTTTTGCCTTCTTTGCGAGTCCATGCGGCTGTCATTTGTTCTCAGGCTTTGCGGTTTTAGCGGCTTCTTTGAAATCTTTAGCGGTCGGGGCATCTTTACTGCCCACCTTGTTCATCTTTTCGCCCGAACCCGCCTTGATCCGTTCTTGTTTTGCCAAAATATTGGCATAAAGTCCCGCTTTAGACATGATTAAGCCGAGAAGATGCCAACAGCCAACACTTCAACACCCGCGCCCGTAGTGATCTTCCATGCGCCATTTCTAGATATGGTGTTCAATTCAATGTTGTATTGACCTATGCCACCACCAGGAGATGCGGGCAGAATCGTATGGCTAAAGCCCGTGCCATCAAGAATGAGGACGTTGCCCGTTGCGGCAGTTGTGACGGTGCAAGCTAGGCGGTGAATGTAATCACCCGCTGCGCCTGTGCCACCCAAGACTTGCGCGGTTTGGCTTGCGGCAACGTGTTCATATTGGTAGCGGTAGGGGTCTGTTGTTCCACTCATATTCGATTACTCCTTGCGGTTTGTTTGTGGATTGCCCACATATCGTTCATTGTGACTTCGTTTTCAGGGCCAACAATCAACACTTTACTCGGGTCAGGCGGTTTGTCTTTAGGTTCTTCCCGCCAACTAATTGCTAACATCCTCATAGCATCAGCGGGGTGACTTGTCCAATCATGCTTGGGCGTTTGCCTAAAAGCCTTCTTGTCCTCGTCATACTCACGCTGATACTGCCTCAACGCCTCTATGCCATCTGCGCACTTCTCGGCATCAAACCAACATCTTGGCAATGCCATCCTCACGGCTTGAATACCATCTTGAACCGTCAAACTAGGCACAATCGCCAAGTTGTTAATGCCCAAGTGCGTTGCCATTTGCTCAATTACCGACTTCCCACCGCTTGCCAAAGTCCTTGCCCTTGCATCATGCGGTAAGTAGTGTTTTCCGTAATTGTAGGGTTTTTCTTTGATTTTTGATACAAATTCTTCAATTGTTCCACCAGAAAGGGCA